GCGGTGGGCAGGCATGTTTTTATGTCTTCATTATTCTGGCCGAAACACCCGCAACACATGAGGAGCCTACGACAACATAGTGTGTCCTCCAACTCCTGCATGTGTCGAAGAAGCCGCGCTAAGGCTAGTCGTGCCTTTATCCTTGTGGGCACGCACTGAATTTGAGGAGCTTATGAGAGTTACACTAGAGTTAGATCAGCATGAGTTAGAAGAAATAATTCTTTTAGTCCAAAGACTTACAGAAGCTTTGGAAGAAATTGAGCGTTTTTTGGAAGACACAGGCGATATTGATGAGTGATGTATATCTACTTGATGACTTCGATAAAGCTTCTGATCTAGTTACGACCTTATCAGCCCAGAGCGGTAAATCGTACGGTGTGCTGTACTACGCAATCGGAAAAGATGTGCAAGAAGAGTTTTATTTAGTTTTAGAAAAACCTACTTATTTATTGTTAGAGAAGCTCATAGAAGAACTATTTATATCAGGAACTATACACTGACATGGCTACATTATTTACTGATCCGGAAGCAGCAATAGAAGAGGCGGTATATCTAGCCAACGATACGCTAATAGCACATTGCTTAGTTGAAGTTACGCCTAACGGCATACAAGTAATGCCCAAGAAGGAAGCTATGCTTATCGAGGGTATAGTTTTGGAAACAATTAATCCCGTAGATACCTTTAGTATTTATGACTAGTGTGTATAAAGAGTTGGAACAGAAGTGTAAGTGCGGTCAGAAGATGCTTGAAGTGCTTGGCTACGTTGAAAAGCAAGAAGGCGATGAGCACCCAAGAGCTTTTCGTAAAGGTTGGTTCTGCCCGTGGTGTAAGCATTGGATAGACGCTGTGCTTAGGGAGAAAATTGTAGAGGAGAAGTAGTATGGTGAGTCAGTTAATGTGCGTAGCCCTAGCTATCTACTTTGAGGCCAGAGGTGAACCAGACGCTGGGCAGATTGCAGTCGCTCATGTCATACGAAACAGAATCGAAGACCCCCGCTACCCAGACAATGCGTGTGATGTAGTCAAACAAGGTTACTACTGGAACGGTAACCCGATCCGCAACATGTGCCAGTTCAGCTTCTACTGTGATGGCAAACCAGAAGACCCGCACGACCAGAAAGCTTGGCGCGATGCGATATACATAGTGCATCTGAGTGGTTTGATTCCTGATATCACAGGGGGTGCAACGCACTACCATAGTACAAAGGTATTTCCCGAGTGGGCATACACGGGACAGGTTACAACTAACATACACAAGCATGTGTTTTATACAGGTATAAAGTAAATGTACGAATACAAAGCAACAATAGTTAAAGTCGTAGATGGAGATACAGTCGATGTGGATATTGATCTTGGTTTTGACGTTTGGCTTCGCAATCAGCGTATTCGCTTATACGGAATTGACACGCCTGAATGCAGGCAAAGAAATAAGGCAGGTAAAGCTCATGGGTTGCTCGCAAAAGCCTACGTTCAAAAGGCTCTCATCGTGGGAAGAACATATGCGCTCACAACAAAAGAGAAAGGAAAGTTTGGAAGATTTCTGGGCGAGTTCAAAACGGGAAAAGGATTTATTACGAAACTCCTTGTCAAAGAACGATTGGCGGTTCCGTACACTGGGCAAAATAAAAAAGAGATTGCGGTAGCTCACGAAATTAACCGTCAGGAGCTTATCAAGCAAGGCATGTTAACCGAGTCAGGCATACCACCTGTTAGCGAATATGAGGATAGATTGTGACAGCTTGGTCTTACAGTAGTATTAAAACTTTTGAACAATGCCCTAAAAAATACTACCACTTGAAGGTAGCTAAAGACGTTAAAGACTACGGCAACGAAGCTACTCGATATGGTAATGAGGTGCATAAAGCAGCCGAAAAGTATATTAGGGATGGCGAGGAAGTACCTAAGAAATTTTCTTTTCTTAATCGAATGCTAGACGCACTTAACAGCTTGGAAGGAGAGAAGCATTGCGAATTAAAGTTTGGTGTTGCTTTTGACGGCAAAGAGTACAAACCAACCAAGTTTATGGCTAAAGATGTGTGGTTCAGAGGCATTGTTGACTTGCTCATAGTAAATGAAGACAAGGCCATAATCGTTGACTACAAAACAGGCAAGAACGCTAAGTACGCTGACACTACGCAGCTAGACATAATGGCTGCGGCTACTTTTACTCATTTCCCAGAAGTGCAAGAAATTAAGTCTGCGTTGGTATATGTAATCAGTAACGACTTTATAAATAAGAAACACAGCCGAAAACTACACAAATCATACTACGCCACGTTTGAGGAGCCGCTACAAAGACTAGCAGTTGCCGAAGAGGAAGGCGTGTGGAACGCAAACAGTGGGCCGCTTTGCGGCTTTTGCCCAGTGAAATCTTGTGAACACTACCGTGGGAGATAAACATGGCAGTCAAGAAACGCAATTACAGGAAAGAATACGACAATTATCAAGGCACTGAAGAGCAGAAGAAAAAACGTGCCAAGCGCAACGCTGCTCGACGTAAGGCTGAGAAAGAAGGCCGAGTTAAGAAAGGTGATGGCAAAGATGTAGCTCACAAGAAAGCTATGGATAAGGGCGGTAAGAACTCTGACGGCACTAGGGTCGAGAGCAAATCACGGAACCGATCCTTCAAACGGGACTCTAAGGGTAACCTAGTGTCCGAAACCAGTAAGCGTGAGCGTAAGCGTAAATGAGATTAATAGATAACAAGGAGTTGGTCTTAAAGACAAAGAGACCACATTTAGTTGCAGAGAAAATACAAAATTGCGAAGTAACAGAAGAAGAGGACGGCATATTCAAGGTGTCGGTCAACTGGGGGCTGGAAGAATGCCAGCAGTTGGCTTCACTCAAAGTAAAGAACATACCTTCTCCCATAGAGCGTGACTACGAATGGACAGGTAAATACAAACCATTCGACCATCAAAGAGATACAGCTAGCTTCTTAACTGTACACAAACGAGCTTTTTGTTTTAACGAACAAGGGACTGGTAAGACAGCCTCAGTCATCTGGGCGGCTGACTACCTCATGAAACTTGGGCTTATAAAGCGCGTGCTTGTAATTTGCCCGTTGTCGATTATGAAGTCTGCATGGCAGCAAGACTTATTTACTTTTGCTATGCACCGTAGTTGTTCCGTAGCGCATGGCACGTCTGGCCAGCGCAAGAAAATAATCGAAGCAGGATGCGAGTTTGTAATCATTAACTTTGATGGCGTAGGTGTAGTCAAAGAAGAGATAAAGAACGGTGGCTTTGACCTAGTCGTTGTGGACGAGGCTAATGCGTATAAAAACGTACAGACAAATAGATGGAAGATTCTGTATGACATCATGAGAGACATCGACTGGCTATGGATGCTTACAGGCACACCGGCAGCGCAGTCTCCAGTAGATGCGTTCGGTCTTGGTAAACTAGTCAACCCAGAAGGCACGCCAAAATACTTTGGTCAGTTCCGAGATATGGTGATGTATAAGTTGTCACAGTACATATGGAAGCCTAAGTCCACTGCTGATAAGACCGTACACCAAATGCTTCAACCTGCGATCCGGTTTGAGAAAGAGCAATGCCTAGACCTACCTCCCGTAACCTATGTAGAAAGGGAGGCTCCGCTTACAAAGCAACAAGAAAAATACTACGACCTGCTTAAGAAGCGCATGATTATGGAGGCGGACGGTGAACAAGTTACCTCCGTCAACGCCGCTACTAACTTAAACAAACTACTACAAATCTCCGGCGGTGCTGTGTATACGGACGATGGAGAAGTTATAGAGTTCGACGTTAAAAACAGGCTTAAGGTAGTACAAGAAGTAATAGAAGAATCTAGCCACAAGGTCTTAGTTTTTGTGCCTTTTACGCACACTATAGAATTGCTGCAAGAGTTTCTTACTAATAACAAGATAACCAGTGAAGTGATATCCGGCAAGGTGTCGGTTAACAAACGTGCTGAGATAATTAAAAAATTCCAAGAAACAGATCAACCCAGAGTTTTAATTATCCAACCTCAAGCCGCTTCTCATGGCTTGACCCTGACTGCGGCTAACACCGTTATTTGGTATGCCCCAGTCACGAGTGTAGAAACCTACCTTCAGGCAAACGCCCGCATAAACAGACCGAGCCAACACAACCCAATGACCATAGTGCATGTGTGCGGCAGTGACGTTGAGACTCGTCTGTACTATATGTTGAGGTCAAACATAGACAACCATAACAAGATAGTCGATCTCTACAAACAAGAAATAATTACTTGACATTGTACAATGTTAAACTAAACTTGCCATCCCCCTAACGTAATCTGGAGGAGCGATGAGCAACCTATACACAGCCGACCGCATGGCTAAGGACTACATGACTTTGCGGGAAGGCATTCGAGAGAAAGAGGAAGAAATCAAAAAGCTAAAAGAACTGCAAGTTAAGATCACAGACAAAATGCTTGAGCTTTGTGCAGAACAAAATGTAGACAGTTTAAAAACTGAGTTCGGCACTATATCTAGGCGCGTCCAATCTAGCTACTGGACTAGCGACTGGGAACAGTTCTACAAAATGGTCGAGGAGCACGGTGCTTTTCATTTGCTAGAGAAGCGCATTCATAACAGCAACATGAGGGAGTTCCTAGAAGAAAACCCTGATACCGTGCCAGCAGGACTGCAAGCAAAACAAACACACGTTATCCGTGTGATCAAACCATCCGCTAAATAGGAGCGAGCTATATGTCAAACGAAGTATCTATTTTCGAGAACGATAACGCTGTAGCTGCACCAAGCAACCGTAAGAGTTCGCTGGCGCAGAAGTTAAGCAGCCAGAACACGATCTACAGTAGAAGAATCAAAACCAATGCAAGGGGCACATTCACAAAGCTTATTAACGGTAAGCCTGTGGGAGAACCAATCCGTGACGAGTTTGAAGCCATCGTAATCAACATGCTACCCAGCGTGTCTCGTAACTATTACAAAGAAGAATATGACGCCAAGAAAGAAGAAGAGGGCGTTGTAACTTTGCCAGTATGCTGGTCACATGCAGCAGATAAACCAGAACCAGATGCACCTGAGCCGCAGAATGCGAACTGCGTAAACTGCCCGCAGAATCAGCCCGGCTCTGGTCAAGGACAGAGCAAAGCGTGTAGGTTCAAGCGTAGCTTAGCAATTATGCTAGCGGGGGATAAATCGGGTGACGTATACCAGATCAACATCCCTGCTAAATCATTGTTTGGTAAGAGCGCGGGTAACAAGCACCCATTTGAAGCCTACGTTAAATACCTGCTTTCCAACGGCGAGGCTCCGGATACTGTGGTTACGAAGATAGCCTATGACCCTGATGCCGCTGGCATGGAGCTTTACTTTGCACCTGTGCGCCGTGTCACCGACGAAGAATATGACTTGATTGAAGCAGCACTAGATAAGCCTGAGACTGAGAGATACGTGAAGATCAGTGTTGGGCAAAACGATCTTGGTCAGCAGAAAGCTTTGGAAAGTAAGCCTGAAGAGCCAAAGATTGAACGCAGTGAAGAACCAGAACCCGTCGAAGTTGAAGTCGAAGTAGTTGAAGAACCCCAGAAGCGCGTAAAGAAGAAAGAAGAACCAGTTGTCCAAGAGGAGTCTGGTGCTCTTGCTGATGTTATTAGTGCGTGGGGTAGCGAAGACCAATGAGTTACGGCTATTCAGTCAAACTAGTCTCGCTCAACAAGTCTGCAAGTATTAAATCTCTAGGCGTGAAGCTAGGTAGAGAGTGCATTAAATATAATGTGCCTGTATCGCATGTGGCTGAGCGTCTAGGGGTCTCCAGACAAACGGTATATAACTGGTTCACCGGCGAATGCCTACCTAACGAGCAAACTAGGAAAAACATTGAAAAGTTTATAAACAAAATACAACGGTAGGATTATGAAATACCTTGACCTGCTTGATCATGTGCAGCCAGACAACGGCTGTTACTGCATTCTGGGGATAGGGTCATTCGTTAAACAAGAGTTAGTAGCTACACGAGAAGAGTTCAACGAAGTTGTAGATACGTACTTAGCCGAAAAAAGAGATGTATATTTCGGCGTTGCAAAGTTCAAGTCTGTAGATGGAGGTCGCAAAAAACAAGACGTACAGTCGCTCAAAGCGTTCTGGTTAGACATAGATTGCGGTGAAAATAAAGCTGAGGTCAATGAAAAAACTGGAATACCTGATGGCTATGTAGATCAGGCTGTGGGCTTTAAGAACCTGCAAGAATTTGTAGAGACTGTAGGTTTACCACCACCAACAATAGTCAATTCGGGGCGCGGGCTACACGTATACTGGGCGCTGACTTCGGAAGTTACTAAAGAACAGTGGGAGCCTGTAGGCAAAAGACTTAACGAACTATGTAAGAAGCAAGAGTTTTACGTTGA